GTGGTTGATTATTTCCAGCCTTGTTATTTCTATTTCTTTTGGTTGTTCAGTATTGTCCATATTATTATGTTTATTACAAAGTTATTACTTTACTCAATGGAGTGAGTAATTTTACTCAATGCACTTCATAATGTGCATTTAATGACGCATTTTGCAACCATTAGTGTCATATAAGGCACTTTATGGTGGATATTAGGCAAAAAAAGGGCGGCATTGTAGAAACAAACCGCCGAACCATTAGTATAGTCTATGAATCACAAAACTACATAAAAAAACCCAGCTTTTTACACTGGGTTCAAACCAAACTATGAATCAAACCAAACAACCTAAATTGAGCCATCCTGTAACGGCATATCATTAGTGTCATCTACTTTACGATACCCCTCCTTCCACAGGACTTTGGTCAAAGTTATTGATTTTTTAATGATAGCTAATTCACTATCAGTTGGGTTAAGTATATGTAATATCTCGTGTATCATTATTTCAAGATGTTTCTTGCCCTTCAATCTTGGGTCAAGGTATATATTGCCATCACTTTCAGCAATGCCGTGTGCTTGTTCCCTGCCAAGTTTCTTGTATATGATTTTAATTCTCACGCTTTTAATATTGCTTCATCAGGACGTTCAATTTCTGTTACTTTAATCCTTTGCCCACCTCGTATTTTAGCTAACATTCTTGTAACTGAATCTACTTCGGTTAACATTTCCTGATACTTTTTTACTAACCAGCTTTCTTGCTCGGATAGTGATAAACGATTCCAATTTTTAGGCATTTTCATTTTATTTATCGGTTTTCGTGTGCATTGTATTACAAGTCTTGCATTTTAACTGAATCCTTTTCAACCCCGAAGATAATGTCCTTCTATTATTAATTACAATATCATCACTTCCACATTCAGGGCAACTGCCTTTATCTGCTCCAAAGATAACCCCATAATGTGTTTTAGGTGGGATATGATTCCTTAATGCCTTAAATACATTTTCTAATAATGTTACATCCTTTTTGCAGTACTTAATCATCTTTTCCATTGCCACCTTATCTTTCTTTAAAAGTATATCCTTCCAAAGTGAATATTCGGTTTTTATCTTTTGCCCTAATCCCAAAAAGTCTGCTATATAATTTAAACGATTAGAATTAAATCTAAACTTTGACCTTGCTATTTTCAAGGTATCAATAGTTACATAAGCTGGGAACATTTCAATCTTATGGAATAGGCATCTTGTCCTTATCCACGCTAAATCAAACTTGTCTCCATTATGCCCTACCATTTCGTTTGCTAAATTTGCTACCTCAATAAATTTTTGTAGCATTGCCTTGTCGTTCTGCTTTGAATCCCATTGTAAAGAGTGAACCTCTTTTTCTTCTTCCCATTTATAACATATACATATTATGGCTCGTTCTTGTATAATGTTTGAAACATCAATGTTCTTTTTATATCCAGCTTCCCAAAACAATCCAATGTTTGGCGAAGTTTCTATATCAAAGAATAGTCGCCTACGCTTTGTTTTAAGCGTGTTGGGAGTTGCCATATATTTGTGTTTATTGTTTCTTTGTTTCTGCTAAAGTAAAATCCTTTATATCCATTTGCTAAACCGCACAAACACTTATTTACATAAGCTAAAGAAACTCCACATAATTTAGCAGCATCCAATGGAAAATCACACTCGTATCTTAAATTTTTATTACTATCTATTATATATATAACCCCTCTATATTTTGGATTGTTTTTCCCTATCCCTTTACCAACTTTAGATGCAATCATTCTTTCAATTGCTAATGGACTTTTTTTAACACCTTTACTATTTAAAGACATTAATAATTTTGTTTCTTCAGTATGTTTTTTGCCCTTCCAAATACCAATTTTATTTCTTTCCGATAATTTAGGATTCTTAAACCCTAATACCCCATCACCACCTTTTGTAAGATTAGATAATATTCCGCCATCAATTCGCCTACCATAAAGTTCAATAAATTCAATTTCTTTATTTAAAGCATAATCCCAACTTATGTTATCTAATAATATTTCTACTTCGTAGTTGCTTTTATTCACTATGTTATGCCAAAATCTATTCCTTCCAAATTTGCTATTTGCTCTTTTATAAGTTGCATCACTCCCAATACCAATATAAAATGGTTCATTTTTATCAAGCCTAATATGTCTATATAAATATGCCATTAACAAATAGATTCTCTTATTAAATCCGCTTCTGCCTCTCTCCTTGTAACTAACCCGTCCAAATTTTTATGCTCCCAAAGTCGCTTACTTCTTTCAATCTGCTCTGCAATACCTTCATAATCCTGTTTAGCAATCAAATCAACTATTGCCCTCATTTCTGCCCTTGAATCACCTTCCAACTTATTACCCCTATTATAAACTACTGAAACCAATGCACCTTTCGTGTCATCGTTCAATAAATCCATATTAGGATAAATCTTCTTTGTCATTGCGTAGTATCTAGGTAGTGAACTCTTAACGAAAACTTCGTATGCCGTATTGTATGGAATCCTAACATTTAATATTTCGCCTTTAAGCATTGCCTTTGCTTGTGGTCCTTTTATTCCTATTGTTGGTCGTAATGCGTTTATATAATTCAAATTTATTACACCTGACCAATCAAGCATAAATTGTTTTTCGCTAGTGTATCCCATATCAAATCCAAATCCTATCGTAACCCCGCTTTCGCCACCAGCCCATATTGGACCTTGTAGCTTTTTATCATAATATGCTCTGCCTCCAATCTCGTGTTGGATAATCATTTCTAGGCTTTTCTTGCTAATCATTATCTTTCTTTTTAAATATTTTCTCTGCCGTTGTTAAACCTAAACAACCAAAAGCCAAACTAGCAACCGCATAAACCAAAGCCTCGCTGGGTGCTTTATCTAATGGGCTAAATGAATTATGATACATTGTAACGCATAAAGAAATAACACACAATAACCCACATAAACGCTTCATACTTAACCTACCATTATCTTCGGTAAAAAATTGCTTCATCTTAATTAGTTGTATCGGTTTTAGTCTTACCCCAAAAGTTCTTTTTCTCTTTAATCAGGATTGTATCGTGAATGTAGATTGTATCAACTTTAAATTGACTTATTTCACTCTTTAGTTCACTAATTTCGCTTTTCATTTGGGTAATGGTTGCAACTGCATTTGTAACTAATTGCTTTTCCTTTTTAGTTGCCTTTGCTAGAACTGTTGCAGATTTTACATTAGTTGCATTTACTTGCTTCATTAATTCCTCAAATTCAATATCCTTGTCAATCTTTTGTGCCTGTACTCCGCAACCAAATAAGAATAAAATAAATAAATATTTCATTAGTTAATCTTTTGAATTTTACCTAATTGCTCCAAAGTAGAAAGTTTGGTACTTGCTGCTGCTAAACTTGAATCACATTTGCGTAAAGCATTTGTAACTATATCCAGCCTAGTTTCTAGTTTCTCAATCTTTACATCTTGATTTTTAGCCTGACCTTGAAAGGTAGAACGCACATCAACATATAAATAGCCAATGGCTACTAAAACAACAAACAAAGTACCTACAACAGGGTTGGATGCAAATTCCTTAAATTTAATTGGTATCATATTATAACTTTTTGTAAATTCCTATTGAATATTGGTTGGTCGTTGCTCCTAATGTAAATAAGCCATTTTTAGGCATCTTAAACGCTAACCCAAAGCCGAACCCCACTTTCTTGTCAAACTCCCTATAATCGCCTAAAACACCCCAATAAACCGCAAATTTAGGTGGCATTATCTTGGTTGTTTCTATTCTTATCTCTTTTTGTACAAAATGACCCCCATAACCCCTTCCCAATATCTTATTTTTGCTGATTGTATCGCTTACATAAACATATTGAGCAGAATCCAGCTTTAAAGTATCGTAATACGCATATACTCGGTTATAATCGGATATTATGCGTATAGTATCGTGAACCTCATCTATTTTAACAATTGTGTCTAAAACTACAAAAGGGATGCTTTCACCCCTCTTATATTTAACTATGTTTTTAACTTCTACAATAGTATCGTACTTCGTTATTACTATCGGCTTTGTTTCTTTCTTTGGCTCTAAAACAAGCACTAAAACCGCTATTATTAATATGGCAGTAATTATGTCCCTCATCGGTCTTGTTTGTTTTGTAGTGCAATTGCTAACTTATTTATTTGGTCAGAAATGTTATCTAGTTTTTTGCTTAAATTGTCATCTTGTTTTTCCACCATACTAACACGAATTTCTAATTCTTTTAGCTTAAGTGAAATCTTAACATAGATTCCGATTAATCCAATAACGATAACTATCGCCTGACCAATAATAAATAAAGTTGTGTTCATTACAATTCTTCTTCTTCTTCTGTTATAAATGCGATACCTGTTGTCCAATCTTGAAGGAATGTAAAGTGCTCTAATCCTTGAGTGTTGATAACTTCAATAGGCTTAAACTCAAACTCCTTCTCCCCTAGTTCTTTAACTTGAGCAGTTAGTTTTTTGATGTTCTCTTTAGTAAACTTGTAACCACCTTTTTCATCCAATAATAAAATGTCTTTATCATCGGTTGATGCGTTATCAAGGCGGAGTTCTTCAACTTGGGCTTGATAGCTTTCGTGGTGGGATTTGACTTTTTCATATAAACGAAATAATTTCTTTTGAACTTTTGTTTCTGTGAACCAATAACCGCATTAATTGATGCGACTAGGGTGTTTAGTTGTGGATATTTCATTTGGTTGATTTTTTACAAATATATGTTTTCTTTTTGCTTATTGGTGGTGGCGTAGGTATTTTAAAGCTACTGCTTTCAATAATAAGTTTACTATTAAGTAATAAAAATACAAGTAATGCTACTAAAAGTGTAATTACAAATAATCCGTAAATCATAGTTGTTTGTTTTGTTTTGCCAAAATTAGTACTATTCCCCCAAAATTTCATCAATAGGAGCATCTTGTCTTAAATCTGCTAAAATAGAATTTATTGTTTCAGCAGGTATTTCTACTTTTTCAGGCATTGGTGGAACATAATCCCCTATGATTGTAAGGTTAAGTTGGTCAGTAGATGCTGCCCACAACCACGCATACTCATCATCATTGCCCCAAGCAGCGTAGGCCTCACCACTCATTGTTAAGTTACCTTGTGCTACATTAGCTAAATCACTATCTAGTAAAGAATAGTAAAACGATGCAGATGAACCTAGCACCCCACCGATTACATACATATTAAAGATTGTTGCCGTTACTGATTTTCCGTTTATCCAACTTTGGATAGGGGAGATTGTCTTCATTTTATTTTATTTAATATTTTTAACAATAATCATAAGTAATTCCACTAACAACACCTGATGCACTAATTGTTAATCTAGTTAAAGTTGCAGAAGGATATGCAATATCAAGTGTTGCTCTTTGAGTTCCACCGCCATTATATAAAGTTGTTTGTGCTGCGTTTGTGTAAGCTAAAGTTAATGTTGGATTTAAGTAAACAGTTGCAACAAAAGAACCCCAATTACAAACACCTGTTGTAGTAAGTAAATCAATCTTTACTCCTATATCATTTTTAACTAATATTTGTAAACTTGTTTTAGCAGTATCAATTAAGTAAATTCCATAAGCACTTGTAAAAACATAATTAGCTTCATAATATGCCCTTGTTATTAATTGAAGTGAATTAGCAGGTTGTGAACAACCATCACACCAAGGATAACCACCATTGGTATTTAAGTTCCAAAAGTCATTCATTGCCGTTCTAGTTATGCCTTGATTTAAATCCGTACCTGCCCAAGTTGTAGCCATATTATTTATTTTCTAGTTCTTTAATTCTTTGTTCTAAAGCGTACACTTTTGCAACTAACACCTCACGATAAGAAAGTGATAACATATCATCACTACCTTTTGAAACCGCACTATCTAATACCCCAACAAAATCTTGAGCATAATATCCTAATTCAACCTTTCCGTTTTTAGTGTAAAGTTTAGGTGTTATTGATGCAATGCCTTTTGTTTGGTAGTTATCTTGGATAAGTGTTTTTAATCTGCTATCGGAACTTTCAAAGAATGATGTTGCGGTAACTGAACTTGAAAAAGTTGCTGCACCACTATCAGCAATATAAAGTCTTTGTGCAACTGATGTACCGTTATAAGTAGCAAATGAAAGGTCTGTATTTCCATTGGCTGTAACTAATATTGTAGATTTTATGTATGACCTACCATCACAAAAATTTATTGTAGAAGTATCACCATAAGCAGATGAACCATTTAACGATAATAAAGTTGCACCACTTGATGGTCTTTGTATAGATATAGTACCACTTGCAGATACAGTACTTGTAAAGGTAGCTGCTCCTGTAAAGGCGTGAATAGCAGAATTTTCTGCAATATAAGTAATGTTTGTTGTGCCATAACCTATATATCCTAATCTCGTAGTTCCATTGTTTGAATATATTTCCATATACCCTGCTGCACCTGCTCCACCTGAACGAAGTGATACATAACCACCTGATGAACCACTTTGTACATAAATATCACTTGTCCTTAAACTAGTTACAAACCTTCCTGTACCATTAACATCTAGCATATAGGTAGCTTCCGTAGGTGTTCCTATTAGTAATCTACCACTAGCCGTTAAGGTCATTGCTTGGGTAAAGGTTATAGCGTTACCTGCCGTTCCTGAAGGTGCGGTGAACCATTGGTGCGCACCACTACCTTGAGCATATCTTGTTGCCTCTGCGGAAGTAGAATATAAAAAACCCCCATTCCAATAAAAATTGTTTCCAAATTGTGCCGAACCAGAATAACCCCAAATTGAAACACCATCTAGGCTTCCTATTTGCATAGCTTTTCCAACATTCCACGCACTCGGTGTAACTCCTAATCCTAAATTGCCTGAAGGGTTAATAATTGCCGCTGTTGTGCCTACTGCACCGTTATTACCATTTACAAAAAATTGTAAACTTCCATCACCATCATTTCCCAAACCAGAATATTTGTTTGGAGTAGTAGCGGCTAAACGAATCATAGGGTATTGAGCAGCAGTAAATTGACCAGCCATAAACCAACCACCAGCACCGCTTGTTGTTGCTACGCTTTCAATTTTTGCAGCAGGAGTTGCAGTTCCTATTCCAACATTAGTTCCATCATCATAAACTAAACTATTCCCTATTGTACTTGCACCTGTAAATTTAGGTAGGTAGTTGGTAGTTCCTGTTCCACCTACAGGGTTAGTAGGTATTGCACTTGTTAAAGCTAAAGTTCCTGTTGCTGATGGTAGCGTATATGTACTTGACCCGTTTGTAATTGTTGAGCCTAAAGTAAGCTGACCTGTAAAGTTAGCTGCACCTGTATCGGACATTGTAATAACATTGCTGCCTTGTTTTTGAATCGTAAAAGGTGCTGAAGTAGAACCTGTATCGTTATTTATAATAATACCATACCCTGCTCCACTTGATGCTATATTTAAAGCCCTACCTGCTGAATGAGTAATTTTTAAACCATCACCACTAGCACCGCTTAATGTAATCCCTACACCTATGCCACTTCCTCCATTTGTAAATGTTGCAGTTGCTCCTACTAATGCAGCGGTAAATGTTTTAGCACCTGTAATGGTTTCCGTTCCTGCTAAATGAACTACTAAACTATCATCAGCAGGTGTATAACCTAAAGCAGTTGCTATTGATTTATTCTCCCACAATGAAGTTGAAGTATTATAAAATAAACCTTGATTGTTAGATGGACTTTGTGCTGACACATTATGTAACTCATCCATTTCAAAGCCATTCTGAATCCTTACCTCTACCACTCCTTGAGTTGGGTGCGACCTTACAACAATACCCACATACACTAAATGTGCAGGAGCATATTGTTTAGTTGATGTCCAAGCACCTGCCGTTGTAGAACTTAAGTAAAGTTGTGTACCTGCTGCATACGCTTGAGTATCTAAATCCATTAAAGAACCAATAACTACGACATTGCCGTTATTCATATTGGTAATGTCAGTTTGAACAATACCATAAGTTTGAGCAGATGTAGCATCACCTGTTGCAATAGCCTTTGTAACTGTTGGTAAGTTGCCTTGACCACCATTGATATAAACAACTGTTCCCTTTGTTAATGTTGCTCCTGTGCTATTATAAACCTCCGTAATTAATCTTTGTGCTTCACTAGCAATAGTAGGGAAAGTAGCTAAACTACCATCACCTCTTATGTATTGTGCAGTTGTTCCTGCTCCTGTTACTGCAATCGTTCCATTAGCCGTTAAAGGGCTATTTGCGACACTAAAAGCACTCGGCATAGTCAAACCTATGGAAGTGATTAAAGTAGGGAAGGTTGTCAAGTTTCCTGCTCCGTTTACATATTGAAGATTTGTTCCGTTGAATCCTATGTTAATCGTTCCGCTTGTAGTAATTGGTGAGCCTGTGATATTTAAACTATCTCCGCTTTCAGTAATTCCAACACTTGTAACTGTTCCTGTTGAACCTGAAGCCCTTTGCCAAATAGAACCTGAATAAATAACTTGGTCGCCTACCACAAAAGCTATAGGCCCTGCACCAAAGTCAACAGTTCCTGCAACATTACATAAATAAACATCTCCTTGATTTCCTGTACCATTTACAAGGGTTGGTGTGTTAGTAGTAGCGTTCCAAGTACCAAGGTACTCCATCACGCTATTTGGTAACTGACTAACTAAAATCTTACCATTCACATCAAGTTGCGGAATACCATTAGCAGCATTTATAGGCAAGGAATTAACTACCCCAGTTGTTCCTGTTAAAACTCCATTTAAATTTCTCACTTTCGCACCTGCTGAAACAACTATTTGATTTGCCATCTTATATTAATTTATAACTAAATTATTGAAATAATGCCCTAATAAATTCCCCACTTTCTAATACCCTTCCAAATGTCAATACCCCTGTCGTACTATTCCACTTTACTTGCTCATCAACAGGAGTTCCTGTCGTTAAAATATCTTGAACATCTATTCCACCACGAGAAACATAAAGACAAGCCTTACCTATCATATCCGTATATGTAATGGTAGTTTCGCCACCTGCTGCAACAGTTCCCTTTGTATAGACCGCACCACCAGCAACAATAACTGTTCCACTTGGACTAATTGTCGTTCCTGTTGTACCATAAGCACCTGTACCCTGTAACGATACACTATACGTTGCTATGTCTTTGTAAGGTGCGTTAATTTGTAAACTTGTTAAATTACAATTACCACTAATTACTACCAACCCATCAACTCCATTATCAATAACAAACTTTACTAAAATTGTAGTTCTATTTTGTTGCTGCTGAAGTAAGAATAAATATCCATAACCATTTAACGTTACAAGTCCATCGCAATTAACAGTCCAAGTTGCAGTATCGTTTTTGTATTCTCTATACCACGCACTCGTTTGAGATGTTACCTCTTTTTGGTCTACATTAACACTAAATGTGCAATTTGTAGAACACGAAAAAGCAATATCTCTACCTGCTGGGTAAGTTACCGAAGGAGGTTCAAAATAATACAACATTATATTTTTGCCCTGTACATTGTTTGCCATACTACAAAGTTAATTATTTAAAAGGTACTCCGTTTACTGTAAATATTGTTTCTATTGTGCTGCTGATTTCCACATTTGAAATATCTAATAAAGTAGCCTGACTTTCGCAACTAACTATATCAATAGTCATATTTCCAGTCATATATCGTTTATTTTCAATGTTTATTTGTGCTGGGTCAGTATCTAATATTTTTAATAGCTTATTAGCAGCAAAATTACCATTAGTTGTCGTTATTCCAAATACGTTACAATCTATATTTATTAAATTTCTTCTATAACTATTGATGTATTCTTTCATTATAGTTTGACTCAATCCGTCAGTAGGGCTTGTATAAGGTCCGTAACGATACCAACCTGTTGCCGATACAAAGTTCCCTGATACTAACTGTTGAATAGTTCCATAAGCCATATTTGCTTGTGTTCTATTAACCCCATCCCCATCGTAAATAGGATATCCTAATGGTAAATCAACTTCTAATTTATATTGATTATTTGCATCTATAATTGAAGTAGAATTTATTTTAGTTAAAGGCGACTCAAAAGTCAATCCAAATGCCCCTATTTTTACATTAGTAGCACAATCAAAAATATCTTCAGTAAGCATATAAGTTATTGCCAAAGTTCCATTTATTGGAATTGGTGGGGTCGTAATTGATACTTGATTGATTTTATCCTCTTCTATTAAAGCAACTTCATAATAGTTATCAAAAGGTGCAACTGAAGCATCTTGCCAAATATTATCTTTATTAATATAATAAATTGCAGCACCACCACCTATACCAGTTACTTGTATTTGGATTTGTCCTCTTACCTTATCAATTGTTTGAGCAAAAAATGTTTGAGAATATGTTATAGTATCGTTAGCCGTTACATATCCAACTGGATTTGTATTAACCTCACTAAAAGCAGTAATTCCCGAACCAACACCTAATGTAATATTAAACCAGTCGCTTGCCTCGTATGGCTTACTGATAACTGCAATACTTCCGCCTGTACCTTGATTAAATTTATTCCATAATGTAGGAAATCCACTTGTCAGGTTCTTTAGATTAGGATTAGAAATATAATTAGGAGAATATGTAATATCGTATGTATAATTAAAATTGTTATAACCCTTTTTAAATAGTTTAAATTGGCTATTATCAGTAAAATATAATCCGCTTGTATTTCCTGTATATGGTTGTATTTCGCTTAACGTATTAAATGTTCCTGAAGTTACCAAAGCACCTGCTGGTGTATATTCAGTATAATAAGTATAAGCAAAATATGGAGCAGCAGCAAATTCATTAACTGCAACTATCATCCATTTGCCATTAGCTTGATATAATTTGCAACCAAATGATTTTAATATTTTAGTCAAAACAATTAAACAAGTTTCGTATGATTCGTCATCATTTTGAAAGTAAACAGGTCGTAAATAACTTTGATTGAATGGCTCGTATTGTGTGCCATCGCCTCTATTACTCATTCCTGCTGCATAATAAGAACAAGCAGTATATAAATTTAATCCTACTGGGAATCCTATTTTAGCCAAACAAGAATATAAAAAATAAAGTGTGGTTTGTGGGCTTAATTTTGTGTTACCTGCCACATTAGTTTCAACATAAGTAAATGGAATATAATCTAACATTCCAAGTCCATCAATAGCATTAAAAGCTAATTCTTTTCTGCCTGTGGTAAAAGAGTATTGTACCAAATCACTTAAAACCCAGCCTTGCCAATAAATAACACTATTTATAAATAATTTAACTAAATATTTCCTATCGTTCAAAGTTGTAAAGTCAGGCATACTAGCATTGTTATCCGTTACATCAATACTTACATTTAACTGACTAGCATAAATAGGTTCGTAAATATCGTCGCTTCTAGGGATGTATTGCAACTGAATTGCAGTTGCAGGATATTGTATTACCGCAGCAACTACTTCATCAATATACATTTCAACAACCGCAACTTGATTGTTTTTGGTTGCAGCAGTTATTTGGTATTTTAAATTATATGCCACCTCGTCTTAAGTTTAATGATGAATTAGACCTTTGTAATGCTAAAACCAAATCATTGCCTTTTAATACAAATGAACCGCCACTCATTCCACCGCCTGAATTTGCACCACTTGTAAATGCACTACTTAATATGCTATCTAATTTAGACAAAGGCATAACGGCTTCGCTTTCGCCACCCTCACCTACCATTGCGAATGTTGGTTTGCTAACTATTCCACCTTCTGCCATTTTAGTAAAACCTAATAACTTTCCTAATCCACCTAATAAACCACCTGTTAAATCGCTTGTGCTTCCAGTTGCACCGCCCATTCCTAAAGCACTCATAATACCTTTAAATATTAACGCTTGAATAACCATTTGTGCAAGTTGTAATGTCATATCTTTAAATACATTTAAAACTGCATCTCCTAAATTTTCACCTTGTGCCATTGCTTGAAATATACTACCAACACCTTGTGCAATGAATCTTGATGTAGTTTCAGCTTCGTTTAATAAATAATTAAATTTAGCTTGTTCACTTGCTGCTTCGCGTATTGCAGCAGCTTCAACAAGTGCTTGAGACATTACTTGACCACCAAATTTTTGCGGTGCTTCTGGTGCAACAGGAGATAATGGTTTCTCTAGTTTAATTATGTCTCCAATTGGTGCTTTAACTACACTTTTTAATGCTTGAAAATTCTTAACAACTTTTGTAACAGTATTATTTAAGGTTTGCGCTCCTTTATCCATTACGTAAAATGGATTTGATAACGCATTATCAACTGTAGTTTGAAGGTCTTTATTTAATTCTTTAATATCACCTGATAATGATAAAGCCGTATTTGCAAATCCCACATATTGTTTTTGAGCAGCAGCTGCATTATTTGTTACTCTTTGAAATGCACCAATTTGGTCAGATACAGGAATTATTGCTTTATCTAATATTTGATACGCTTTACTATAATTTATTGCTGCTGCACCTGCTTGTTTTAATACATTAGTTAATTCAATTTGTTTATTTGCAATTTCATCAACATATCTTGCAGTAATAGCTTGAGCAACTAATGCTTGTGTATATAAATCAACTGCTTTTTTAGCATCATCCGTTGTTTTAATTGTACTTGCATAAGCAGCATTTACTTTGCCTAATTCATTTACAACCGCATTTAATGCTTCCTTTCTTCTAGCATCAGTATTATTTGCGTTTTCAGCAACATTAATATATGCTTGTAATTTAATGCCACTTTCACTTGCCGATGCTTTTGCCTTATCTAAACTATCAGCAAAGTCTTTATTTGATTTTGCAGCATCTTCCGCTACACTTTTTGTCTTAAATAACTTATCTCCAAATACTACTAATAATGATGAAACAACACCCAAAGCAAGACCTATACCTGCTGGACCCATTAACCCTTGTGCCATCTGCTTTAAAGCACTTCCTGTACTGCCACTTGTTTCTTTTAATCTTTGGAAGGATTCTAATAATGGGTTTAAGTTATTCGCTATACCTATAAATCCGTATGGAGCATCTTGAGCAACCCTTGAAACATTGACCAAAGCCTGTGTCGCTTGATTACTTGCTGGAGCAACTCTCTTAAAAGCAGCACCCAGTTGGGTTGTGGCAGTAACAGTTTCCTGTATATTTTGAACGGCTTGTTTATTGTCAGCCGTTATCGTAATTTTTAATGTTTCTTGTGCCATTTTATTATTTTACTCCGTACAACTTTAATGTCCTTGCTAGTTGCTCTTCAGTTAGTTTAGGCTTTTCATCCTCCACTTCATCACTAGGTAAGGGGAAAAAGGACTTTATACTTTTCGGATTTTTATCCGTTGAATTTGACCTATAAATCATATAGGCTAAAGTTCTTGTCCTTTCCCATTCCTTTATCTGCTGATTCTCATAAGCCTTTTTATATAATAAAAATTCCCGCCAAGTAAGTTGCCAAAACTCATTAATTGTCAAGCCAACTTCTATTGCGAGAATAATTATTGAATCCCAGCTATATATTCCTATTTTTTTTTTCCTTTTTCTTTGGTTACTTCGGCATTTTCTTTTGTTTCAGGAACCATTGATGTTTGCATAAATTTAATAAAATCTATTAGCTGACCATCTTTTGCAGATAATCCACCAACTTCATCAATCCAGTCGCAAACGATAACATCGTTAAATTCAATTGGTTGATTTAAAGTCTTACATCCGCTTTCGGCAGATGCTTGAATAATATGCACAATTGTTCCTAATTCAAAAGCCCCACTTGATAAAATATTGATTAAGTCTAAAAGAGATTTATTCTCTAATTCGCAAAATCTTTTCATCGCCCAAGTACCCCATTTTAAAGGGATTGTTTTGTTGTTGTTCAGTCTTAATTCAAACATAGTTTATTGTTGTTTATGGTGTAACTTCAGTTTGTGCAATTGGTGGAACTGATACTACAAATGTTGCAGTAAATTTCACGTCATCGCCATCGTCTGCTTGTACTCCAAAATCACTGATAAATACAGTGCTTGTAGAAAGACCACCATAATAAACATCACCTGAAACTGGTGTTGCTTTACCCATTTTAATAGTAAAAAGAGTTTTAGCAGCGTGTGCAGTGTACAATTGTTGGTATGAATTTTTACTTGGTGTTCCTGTTTCATCAATAGCGAATCCTTCACATTCAAAAGATTGACTAAATACAGGACTTGGTGTGTATTCATTACCACACTTTGAATTTGCATCAATTGTGTCGTTAGTTGATGTCAATGAATTTGTTGTTAAACAAGCTATTGCTTTAAAAGTTGTGCCGCCAGCCAAATCTGCTAAAAGGATATAATCCCTTGCTGATACTTTAGTTTCTGCCATTTTATTTAATTTTGAGTTATTATTATATTATAAGTTATTATTGTTCTAAATACGTTGTCCAAAGGGTTTAAACCATCCAAATTTCTAATTGCACCT